CGCGCTAAAAGAGAAAACTGGCACTATATAAAGGAAACTGGAAACGGTCGCGGCGGCGAGACTAAAAAATACCCTATTTCTTCCCTTCCCGCCGATTTTCAGGATGCCTATATATATAAGGAAGGGGATGATGTCCAGAAAATGACCCTTCTTCCCGCCCTCAAACCCTCCGCCACCGCCATAATGATTAATAAATATAATGGATTTGACGAACTATTTAATAAAAGTATGGTCGAAATAGCGTTTGCGCCCAGTGAAGTTTACGATCCGGCGACCGCGATCCGCGAAACGGACATGACCGATCCGCGCATCTGCAAGATCATGACCATTCTACGCGAAGTTGACGACATACCTCGCGACTGGACACAGGGGAAGCGCAAATGGATTGAAGGCGTCGCCCTGCGGCATGAAGTCGGTTGGCAATCAGTATATAAATGGATGAAGAAGTTTGAAAAAGCTGGAATGGCGGGTTTACGGCACACCAAATCATATGCCAACGCGCCGCGTGTCTGGACGCCGGACGCCATTGATTTCTGGGTTTCGTTATGCGGAAAACGTGAACATCGCGCCATTAATCACAAGGATTTATATGAAAACTGCCTTGTGATTGAGGCGCATCGGCGCGGTTGGTCCATCGGCAGTTATGAATCGGCCAACTGGTGGTTTGAAAAGAGATGGAACCCCTGCCTGGAAGCCCTGCAACGCGGCGGAATGCGCGCCCTGGACAATATTCTTCCGCCTATTTTACGCGACTATTCAGACCTCGCGCCATTCCAGATCCTTGTCGGCGATCAGCATCGTTTCGACCGTTGGGTAATGGATGAAGAAACCGGCGAAATCTTCAGGCCGGAGGGTTATCTCTGGCAGGATTTGCGCTCGCGTTCCATTTACGGCGCGGCGGTTGACAAGAAATATGATGCCTGGCTGATCGGTCTGGCCTTGCGGATCGGAGTCGCTCAGTATGGCGCTTTCGATTCCATCTATACCGACAACGGCAGGCCGGAATTGTCGCGTTTTCTCACGGCCATTCTCGCCAATCTTCATTCACACGACATGAAGTGGGAGAAGACCGACGAACTGATAACCGACCTACTGGATGTAGACACCGAAGATATTCATCCCTGCTGTGTACTGCCCGGCACGCACCGCAAAGCTATTGTCAAGAACGCTAAAGCAAAGATGATCGAGGGAACCTTCCATCGTCTCGAGCAGATCATGGCTTCTGTCATGATGCTGCCTGGCCAGACAAAGAAAATGTCTGATGATATTCACTGGCAGGACATCGACCAGCAGGAAGCGGCGAAACTTGCCAAACAGGGTAAACTCCTGACCAGCCGTGAGTTTGCACTGGCCATGTATCAGGCCTGCGATTACTACAATAATAAAAAAGTCCATCGCGGCGTGCTGGCCGAGTGGTCATGGAAACCGCGGCCAAAGGAAGTCACACCACTTAATTGTTTGCAGGCCTGTTATAATGATGGATGGCGTCCCAAGAGAATGTCCAACGCCGCCGCCGACCTACTCTTCCTCGCCCGCGATACCCGCATTGTCAACAAAGGTCAGATCAGTCTCAACAATGAATTCTATGTGGCCGACGCGCTCATGGAGATGCACAAACAGCGCGTCGATCTCCGCTATAACCCGATGACCTATGCCGACGTTCATGTCTACCAGGGTAATAATTATATCTGCACCGCTTATCCGGTGGAGCGTTCATCCATGATCGATCATGATCTCGCCTCACAAAAGATCGCCGAAAAGCGCGCGCGCCGAGCCAAATTTGCCGAGGAATTCAAGAAAATTTCATCTGTCGCGCCTGACTTCCGGCAGTATTCAACCATCCCGCAGATCGAGCGTGTCGCCGCCCTGATCGGCACCGAGAAAAAGCAACGCGCCATCGAGAATAAGATACTTAACAAACCCATCAGCCAGGAAGAACTCGATGTGAAAGTTGCGGAACTGGAAGTGTTGAATCGCGTACCCGCTAAAACAAATCAGCCGCTGGCCGGGCCGCGTCCGGATTTCTGGATGTCCGATTCAGCCAGACACGATTTCTGCATCCTGGCCGCGGTGGACGGCACGATAACCGACGAAGATCGCGCCTGGATGAATAACTATGAAGCGGCGATGGAACCGAAAGACCGCGAACGGTGGGTTTTTCAACGGGAGTATTTGACCGAACAGACAGTTGCATAATAGGAATATAAATAATGCAATGTAAAAAATGCGGACAAGAATTGAATAGTGGGACTGCGATAATTATAGGGTCTTTTGTGAAACGTAGTTTCTTTTCCAGTGAAATTATCGATCTCACCGTTGAGTGTAATCACTGCGGAGCAAAACATTTTAATTATGTAAATATGGATGACTTGATTTTAGAAAAAAGACAACATCACAGAGGAGAGATAAAAAATGAAGCAGGAATTTATCAGGACAGGCAACACCAAAAACTTTGAGGAAATGTGCGCGGAAATGATGTCGCCGGCGTCGCTTATAGGGCCGTCCCTGGCGATGGTTACCGGCCCCGCGGGACGCGGCAAAACAGAGGCAGCGAAACATTATGCCGTAAATTCGGAAGCCATTTATCTGCCGCCACTGAACATCCGCACACCGGCGATGGTGCTCAGAGAAATCAGTTTTGAACTGGCCGGAATGCGCCCGACACGAACGGATGCCTGTCTAAACATCATCGGTGAACAGATGGCGCGCAACCGCCGTCTGATTATGATCGACGAAGCGGATCTGCTGAAAATGGAATGCCTGGAAATGCTGCGGAATGTCAATGAACGTTTCGCCTGCCCGATTATGCTTATCGGTGAGGAAGATCTTAAGGGGAAGGTAGGTTCGCGCCGCAGACTTGCCAGCCGGATCCGGAGACGCATCGAATTCGGGCCGATCAGTAAAGAGGATATCGTTTTTTTCTTCCATACATCTCTGGGAATCAAGACTGGCGCGGACGTGGCCTCCTCTATTCATAAACATGCCAATGGCGACTGGAGACCGGTCTTGACCACGGCGATCAGCATTGAGAGATCGATGAAAACATCCAACTCTAAAGAAATCACGATGGAGATGGTGCAGAATGTCATCAAGAATAATTAAAGCAGATATTCCGATCCCGCGTCGCTGCGCTCCTGGGATAGCTCTCTCTAAACCCCAACAAGTTGGGGCAAGAGTCGCTAAGACCGGTCTGGCCAATCTCATGCGCGACTGGATGAAATCACGCACCGGCACAAAGGCGCAACGGCGTTTCACGGTCGCGCAGATATGCGACGCGTTGGCTGTTATAACGGCCAAACAGCATCAGTCCGTAGCTAATACTTTGACTGACTTTGTCAATCGTAAAGAGGTAGGTACCTACTTCAACGCAAAACGCAATCGGAGACAATATATCTACATTCTCGATTGGAAAAAAGTTCTGAAAGGCAAAATCAACAAGAAGATTTTCAAGGCTATGTATGTGAGTCAGACATTTGCCGTCACTGATCTCCAGCGACTCACCGGAATTACAGAGCGGAACTGGTTTGACAAGATCATCCGGCAACTAAAAGAGAATGGTCACATAACACAGATACAGCGCCGCCGTTGCGTTCATGGAACCGGTGCCGAAAATGTTTATCACATAATCGACAGGGATAAATTCAATAAGGAAATAATGAGATGAATACTCAGACGATTCCAGGAACTGATTTCCCTTTTCCCGTTTACACGCGCAAAGGGCCGCCGAAACTTCTGACCGATAGGGACACCAAGCAACGGCGCGGCCTGTTGGCGAAGATTCATATCGCCAAACAACAGATGCAACTCAACGAGGGTGAATACGAGATGATCCTTCGGGCATTCAAGGTCGCCTCCTCGGGAGATATGACCATTGATCAACTCGAGAAGATGGTCAAGATGCTCAAGAGTTACGGATGGAAAGAAATTTCCAGGAGGAAGACGGGAACTAATCCGGAACAGATAGTTGCCCTGCGTGCCCGGTGTGTCCAGGCCGCGAGGGAGATCCCTAATGGAGACAAGCGGCTGTTAGGTCTGGCTGAGAAAATCTGCGGAACCTCTCAGTTGATTTGGTGTCATAGCGCGAAGAAATTAGAACGGCTATTGGCGGTTCTGGGTAAAATTAAAGAACGAGGTGAGAATAATGACTCGACAAAGTAATTTATTCGGACAGGAAAAGAAGAGAGACATCGACACAACGGAAAACAGACACCGGTTACTATCTGTGTTGACCGTGCACGTGGGAGAAGTCAACGCCATCAGTATGACAGAGCTTTATGAGGCAGTCTTTGAACGTCCCTGGGATGATCATATCAACGATACCCGGAGTCTGCGCAGACTTATCACATTCATGCGAGAGGAAGGCGTGCCGATCTGTTCAGCGACATCGAACACCGGAGGCGGATATTTTCTCGCGGCCGCCGGAAGCGAAATGGCCGACTTTCTGCGCAAAACAGAACGCCGGGCTCTGGGCATCCTCATGCGTAACGCGAAGATGAAAAAAGTCAGTCTGCCGAATTACCTCGGCCAGCTTAAAATTGATATGGAGGCCAATTCCAATGGCTAAACAGAAAAATGGAAATGGTGATTTGGCAATAGTGCGCGGGACTGCGGATACGTATCTTCGTGATCTATCCTATCATACTGGTACACTTAATTATGTGCGCGCCGAGTATGAAGCGGCGATAAAAGAAGTTGATAAAAAATATGCTCTTAAACTGGAAGCCCTTGAAGCACTTAAAAAGAGTTGTGACCTGGCTATCATGCAGACCATGAAATACGAAAAGAAAATACTTTTCGACGGTACGGATGTTGTCAATTTGCCGCACGGTTCATTAATCCGTAATGTTGGCGATCATGTCACTATCCCGAAAACCGCACTGGAAGCCTGCAAGGAAAATAAATTCATTGATGTCATTAAAATTGTAGAATCTCTGGACCGCGACGCCATCGAAAAATGGCCGGACGCTAAACTGACGCTGATCGGTGCGGAGAGGAAAAAGAAGGAAGAGTTCAAATATACGGTAAGCAGTGATCACGCAGGGAAACAATGAACGGAGAAAAGAAAAACTATTGCTACAAAGACGGCAACTGCACGGCGGATAAAGAGAGTGACGATAAATATTTCTCGCGCGAATTTTTTAATCTTTATGGGAAGACTCCTGTTTGTCGCCGAATGCGTTAACGGAAGCGAAGGAAAAGAAGGGATGAAATATGTCGAAACAACCGAAAGAAAATATTTGTCATAATAAAGACTGCTGGCATTTCAAACCGCATTTTATCGACAACTGTGAACTGCATCTTTGTTTGGATGATTGTGATATGGCCATCAATCATTATCCGTTGTGCCTGCGCATTCGCCGGGTCATTGTCTGGCTGAATAAATACAGCCTCACTATCGCACTGATTTTGACCACACTGGCTTTGATTATTTATCTTGCCATATGTTCTTGGCTGGCCATCACATCGGAACACAATATCGCCATAATGAAGGAACGTCAGGCATATTTCGATCAGATCAACAAAGAATCAAACTCAATGTCTGAACGCGCATGGAAGAGGTTATGGATATACCACGGAAGACCCGCAGCGGTGATCTATGAACCTGGCAAAACGCCGTGGTACATCAACAAGGTTGGGCAGAGGTGTAAGTTCGTATGACACAGAAAGAATTCGATTGGTTAAAAAAACTGGAAAAGGAAGTGGATAAAAACTGGGATGATCTGACTAAGGGGGAGAAGACTTTCACCGAAAACTTACTGGAACGTTTCCGCAAATGGGGCATGAAAACAATGATCAGTAAAAGGGAATGGGAGATCATAACCGAAATATCGGATAAGGCAATCATGTAATGCCGGAGATTGACGCGCCGGTGGAAGGGTAAAACTTGGGGACTCATTATGAAAATTATAATCGCGTTAATTATAGGATTCATCATCGGCTTTGTCTGGGGGTTTGGTTATAGAGGTATGCTGAAGGACGCTTGTAAATATTATCCAGTGAAGGATAAGATCAATGAGTCCGACTATTGACGCGCCAGTGGAGAGGATCTGCGCGACCTGCGCGCATTATGGTTGGAAGTCGGGCAACCCGCGATGTTGGCGTTGGGCATACTGCGAAAAGAAACAAAAGTGGTTCCCGGAATCGATAGCGAAACCGGGTGAAAGAAAAGGATGTGAGGAATGGGAATAAAAAAAATTCAATGCCCGAAATGCAAATCATGGAGCACGCACTATGACGACACAGAAATGAAGATGCACTGCATTATGTGCGGTGAATTCTTTCCAGTACCCGGTTCTAAACCGATTGTAATAAAAATATCACAGGAGGATAAAAGTATGGAAATCAAAATAGATAAAGAAAAATTGAAGACACTTCACTCCGAGGGAAAAACAGATCAAGAAATCGCCGTTGTTTTTGGTGTCATCCCGGGCACAGTTTGGGCGGCACGTAAAAAACTAGGGTTGAAATGTAATTCAACACGCAAACCGCAAAAAAATAAAAAAACTTTCCAGAAAAAAATCAACAAAACAAAAGACAAATTTTCAAACCTTATCTTTAGAGATGAAGAGAGTAATCCTGGCATGGCCGGAGTCATCGCCACTCTTGATGCTTCGATAGCGCATCATCAAGAGAAGATAGACAAGCTGACTCAGGCGAAGAATATATTATTATAAAGGTGGCAAAGATGAAAAGCGTTTTTAAAGATACCCATCCCGCTCCGCTGCGCTTCGGGGATAATTCGTCCTACGCTTCGATCATCACTTCGTTCGCTCTCAGCGTGGTCTCATTATGAGATTTCACTGCCCATATTGTAGAAAGGAACTTGATTTTATGACTATTCAAATGAGTAAGGATTTGAACTGTGTTTTTAATATTCTGACATCGCCGATCATTACTAAATATTCCGGCGCTGTCATGGGTTATGTTTGCCTTTTTGAAGTCACGCCCTTTCACTTGAAGGCCCCAAAGTTCAGGCGGATCATGGAAGAGATGAAGCGCCTGTTCGATTCCGAGTCTTTTAGCTTCCAGAAAAAAACATATTTGATCAGTCACGCCGGAATTGTCGAGGCATTGGATCTCTGCATAAAGAAAAACTTCGATCAATCCCTGGAGAATCACAATTATTTGAAGCGCGTCATGATCACCATTAGTGAACGCGAGGGCAAGAATCAGTCCCGCCAGGGAGAAAAGGAACTGCGTAAACGCGAAGGGAATGCACTGGCTGGCAATACTCATGTCAAGGGGATATATGATCCTGATGGTGAGAAGGAAGATGCAGGTGAAGACTTGAGACCAGAAACAAAACCGCAGACACTGCCACGGCCTTTCCCAAGAAAGGAAGCCGAGGCCAACCTACGGCGCGTCGGTAACATAATTAAAAGTATGGTGAGATAGAATGGAAGTACGTTGCACTAGATGTAAGCGATTGCTTTTTAAGGTTAAGACGGAAAAGGCTGAAGTCGAAATTAAATGCCTGAAGTGCAGATACACTCAGATGATCACCATATCGTCAGAAAAAAAGGGCGATGTAAGATTGAGGAAAATTTTATAATATAGAACAAAAATATTTATTTTGCAAATTTTTGTAAAAAAGCTTGACTTTTACTTTTGATTCATTTATTTTTACATCATCAAGTTGATTGTTCTTTGGATAGTAACAGAGCGGTTCGACCGCCATATTTGACCGTCACTCCCTTTGAGTGACGGGAGAGGCTCCAGAAGCCCGGCCCCGGATTTTATCCGGCGTCGGGCTTTTGTCGTTTTAGGGGAAGTGAAACATGGAAAGAAGTTTTTAACAAAAATTACTTCATCTTGGTCCGCAGCTAAGATGCCGGCAGGTGCGATGCTCCTCCAGAGCATTCACCCTGCCGGGTAGAAGAAAGCGGAAAAACCCCATTCGCTTCGCTCAGGGGTAATTCCATCAACGCTTCAAACTACGCGGTGCTTGTTTTTAGTGGAGGTCATTATGCGCAATTTTAAACCTTACGAGTTGGTTCCAAAGGCCACTTATGAAAAATTGGGTGATGAGGGATCCCTGAAACTCATCAAACCGGAATGTCAAATCGCATTGGATAATTTATCCGATTTTTTTTCGCTTTATCGCGGGGAGCATTGCCCGTTGTCAGTTAATGATTGGCATAAGGGTGGCACACGTCAATTTTGCGGTTGGCGACCCGAAGAATGTGTTGATGCTGACGGTCATCCTGTAGGTGCCGGACATTCGCAACATAAAGACGGCAATGCTGATGATGTTCATTGTCAAGTTTACACCGCAGAACAAATGCGGGAAATCGTTTTTGCTCATAAAGATGATCCTTTACTGCAAACTATAACGCGTATAGAGGCCGGTGTTACCTGGTTACATTTTGATTTGATGACGTTGCCGGAGGGTATGGAAAGGATTCATTTTTTCAGATCGTAAAAGAGAAACTCCTTTGAAAGGCCCTGGGCGACGATGATGAGTTTCACATCTCCCGGAGGTAGCCCAGGGCCAACGGGAGGATAAAATAAAGAGGAATTTTGGGGGGGGGATTATGAAGTGGTCAGATGTCATAGGATGCATACAATTGGCGGCTCCCGTTTTGGGAAGTCTTTTTGGCCCTGCGGGAACGGTAGTGGGGGCAGGAATAAGTTCAGGAATCAAAATGGTGGCAACGGCTCTGGGAGTAACTCCCACCCAGGATGCTATTACTCAGGCAGTGACGACGGATCCGAATGCGGCGGAAAAATTAAGGGAGTTTGAACTGACAAACAGCACCGAATTACAGAAGTTAATTATCACATCTGAAACTGCCGATATTCTAACAGTCAATACAACAATGCAAGCAGAAACCAAAGCTGAAAAGTGGCCTCAGTATTCGTGGAGGCCATTCTGGGGTTTTGCTTCGGGAGCCGCATTTTTATTTGTCTGTATTCTTGTCTGTATTCTCACATGGCAGGCAGTGATCAATAAAGATGCAACATCGATGGGTAATATCCCGTTAATAATAGGATCATTTTCGACTCTCTTTGCTATCCCAGGCGCAATTCTTGGCATTGCTTCTTATAAACGTGGCGATATGCAGATTGCACAAGCAAAGAGTAATTAAGATTGAAATAAATGGAAGAGGTTAAAAAATAATGGAATTTTTAATCGGAGTATTTGTTGGTGCAGTGGGCGCAAGCGCGGGTTGGTTCTTTGTATGGAAAAATAACAAAGACAAAATCCAAGATTTGGCATCTCAATTGGCGGCCAAGATCAAATAATAATGGGCGATATCATCGACAAGGCGCAAGAGAACGATGAACTTTTTCGGCGGACATCGTTGGAGAAACATTTCGCCCGGAGGATTTCTCCCTCTCCTCAATCCTCCCCCCACAAGGGTGAGGAAGTTATAAAGAGGATGTGTTTGGACTGCAAAGAACCGATACCGGCGAAGAGGTTGAAAGCGAATCCCGCGGCGACACGTTGTGTAGAATGCCAGGAGTTGACCGAGAAAAAAGGAAACCGGACGGATGAATGATACGTATACGTGGGGAATGTGGCAACTGTTTGGCGCTTTACTGGCAATTGTGGCCGCATGGAGTTTAATCATCATTGCCGCCCTGCGCGTGATGTTCGGGAGTAAATTCAAGGCTATTGACCAAAAGTTTGAAGGTCTAGCAGAGACTTCAGGTGCGACTTCGAAAAAATATCAAGAGTTGGAAAGAGAATTATTGGAATTTAAAGCGGATATGCCGCTGGAATACGTAAGACGTGAGGATTTTATCAGGTTTGAGGTCGGCATTAATTATAAATTAGATAAATTGCGCGACTTCTTTTGGGAAACGCTCGGTGATTGGCAGGGAGCCATGCGCGCCCTCGTAACAGAAGCATTTAAGGATTTGGAGAAAAAACAATGACAAATTCGATGGATATTACAAAAGCACGGCATGAGGAACTCCGCTGGTTAATTCTCCTGGCACTGAACGCAGCGCGTCCAATGGGGACATCTGAAGTCATTATCCGCCGGGCCATTGAACCGGTTATTCCGGGAGTTACCGATCTGGAAATTCGCCGGGAAGTGGACTATCTGGTCGAACGAAAACTGGCCGAAGTGGAGCGCGACCGGGCAGTCTGGTTTGTGAAAATCAACAACCACGGGGTTGATCTCGTAGAATATACACTCCCCTGTCTTCCAGGAATCGCCCGTCCGGCGAAGTGGTGAGGGAAATTATGCCGCAACGATCAAAAATCATAACACTGCCGGAAGAAGTTTTAGGCGAACTTAACCAGAAACTTCTGGCGGGTAAGTTTTGCGATTACAGCGCGTTGGCCAAATGGCTACAGTTGAAGGGTTACGATATTTCGCGTTCATCGCTCCATCGTTACGGTCAGGATTTCGAAGAGAGGTTAGCGGCGATTTCACTAGCCACCGAACAGGCACGAGCCGTGGCAGAAGCCGCAGGAGATGATGAAAATGCAATGAACGAAGCCCTGATCCGCCTGGTGCAGACTAAAGCCTTTGAGTCGCTGACAGCCGCAACAACTTTTGAAAGTCTTCCGAAGATGGGTGTGATGATCGCTAAACTCAGCAAGGCTTCGGTTGATCAAAAGAAGTGGATGGCGGACACGCGGAAGAAAGCCGCTGCCGCTTTGAAAAATATCGAAGAGAAGACCGCAACCAGCGGAAAGAAGTCGCTGGATCCGGAAACTTTAAGGATCATACGAGAGGAAATATATGGGATCGTCCCAGCCAGCAGTCCCCCTAACTGAATATCAGATCAACTGGGTGAATGATAAGAGCCGGTTTAAGATCGGTGTTCTTACCCGGCAGGGCGGCAAATCGTTTGAGGCCGCCCTTGAAAGTGTTGATGATGGCATGGAACACAAAACCATGTGGGTGATCCTCTCCGCCGGCGAACGGCAATCGAAGGAAGTCATCAATAAATGCGCTATGCATGCCTGCGCTTATGGAATTGCTATCAAAGAATTAGAATCGGAATTTATTGTCGATAAAGATACAAAATATAAACAACTTGAAATTGTGTTGCCTAACGGGACCAGAATTATAGGACTGCCCGCGAATCCGGACACGGCGCGTGGCTGGTCGGCCAATATTATTTTAGACGAATTCGCCCTGCACAAGGACAGCCGGGAAATCTGGAAGGCGCTTTTTCCGACGGTAACACGCGGTTATAAAATCCGCGTCATCTCTACCTTCAAGGGTAAGACTAATAAATTTTACGAACTCTTTTTCGGCGCGCCGACTCTTCAGAAATATACCGGCAAGGATTATGAATTTGTCGGGGACAAAGGCGGATGGTCTAAACATTTTGTCAATATAGATCAGGCTGTGGAGATGGGACTCAAACTGGTGGATGATCAGGGCAAACCCTGCGATACGGAAGACCTGCGGTTGGCGCTCAATGATGACGACGCCTGGGATGAAGAATATATGTGCGTGCCTTCCGATGAAGTCTCGGCATTTTTGACACACGAGCTAATTTCCTCCTGCGAAGATGTCAAAGTGAACGCCGCTCCAGAATGGATGAATATGCTTATCAAGGCGGCGGAAACGAACTATGCCGAATACAAACGGACAAAGATCGCGCCGCCACTTCCTCTGGATATCCTGAAAAATGTTACTTTCCTGGGCGATGTGTATGGGGGAATGGATATCGGACGCCACCACGATCTTTCTGTTATCTGGCTTGATCAGAAAATATCCAATGTTTTACATCCTCTCGCCATCTTTGAGTTGAGACGTCAACCATATTTTGTCCAGATGCAGGTACTGCACACTCTGCTGGCGTGTCCCGAACTGCGCCGGATGTGCATTGATGAAACCGGTCTGGGTGGGCAGTTGGTCGAAGGCGCGCAGGATATTTACGGCAGTTCCCGGGTGGAAGGCATTGCTTTCACTCCGGAGAGTAAAGAAGCGATCGCCGTCGGATTAAAACAGAACTTTGAAGATCGTGGCAGTGTTCTTCCGGCTACGAATACCGTGCGCAATTCCCTGCACAGCGTCAAAAAATACGCGACAACAACAAAACATTTCCGCTTTGACGCAGAACGGACGGAGGCAACCGGGCACGCGGATCACTTCTGGGCAAAAGGTCTGGCGGTACAGGCGGCATCCAGTAATGTTGCCGCGGTTTGTATAGGACAAAATCCGACAAGACATGATTCGCCAATGGGGCGCAGCGGAATATCGCAGCATAAGGGCGGATTTTTCGGGCGGTTTGGAAACAAAGTGACAATGGCGGCGTAATCGGAAGAAGGGAATAAATGGACATACATATTTATCATCATCTTGATCAAACCAGTCGTGAAAAACTGGACTTAATTATCAATCTTCTTAAAGGAGTGTTGAGAAAGGAGGAAGGAATTATGGATGATTTAAAAGCTTTACAAGACCAGGTAGCGGCAAGTGAGACTGTGGAAACATCCGCGGTTCTGCTTATTCAGGGAATCGCCGCAAGAATTGCTGCAGCAGGAGTTGACCCTGCGGCGTTGGATGCTCTGACATCTTCGTTAAAGAAATCTGCTGACACTTTAAGCGCAGCGATCACGGCTAATACTCCCGCCGCACCGGCGGTATAAAAAAAGAAGTGGGGGAGTCATCTTCCCCACTTTTCAGAGGTATAAAAGAGGAAAAAGAAAATATGAATTTTTGGGAAATCATAGCAAAAGCGATCGCGCCGGGATTGAAAAGTGAGGCGGAACTGCGCGGCGTTATGGCTGAGGAAATCAAGGCAACCGTTGCCGCGGCGATTACCAAAGCCAAAATGGATATCCCAATATCCGTTAACTATGATCCCAAAAATGAAGGATATCGTCTGGCGTCGCAAAGTATTTATACCCGCAATCTGATGCCGGTGCAGCAACAACGGATGTTCGAGATTTCTTACTTTATGTATGATTCTTCGGCTATGTTCAAACGTCTGGCCCAGATGGATAAAGGTTTTCTTTTCTCCGGCCCGATAACCATATCGGCGGATGATGATGTTGTTCAGGGTGTGATTGATCAATTCTGGGATGATCCCGAAAATTGCATGGCATTGAAATTCCCGGAAAAGGCAATGTGGTTATCCATTCTCGGCGAACAATGCTGGCCGGTGGATGTGAATCCTTATAATGGCTTTGTGAAGTTAAGATATGTGGACCCGGCTATAATCAAAGATATCTGGGTAAATCCGCAAAACACCGAACAACTTATGCAGGTCGAAGCGATGGGACTGAACGGTCGTCCAGGTAATAAATACGCGATCATCCGTAAAGATTATAATGTCAATTCCAAAACTTACAACCGGCTGGTCGGCGATTGCTTTTTCTTTTCCATTAACAAACCGCCTAATTCCGCACGGGGACGGTCGGATTTTATGACGCTGGTGGACTGGATAGACTCACTTGAACGTTATGGCTACAACTATCTGGAACGTGCCGAAGTGATGCTTAATTTCGTTTGGGATATTACCCTCAAAGGAATGAATGCGGATCAGATCAGGGAATGGTTGCGGGATAATCCGCCGCCGGAACCGGGATCCCAACGGGCGCATAATGAACAGGTCACCTGGGCCGCTGTGTCTCCCGACTTAAAAGCGATGGATTTCAAGAATGGTTTTGAGATGGGTAAAGAATTCATCATGGGCGCGGCAGGTAGACCGGATTCATGGTTTGGTTCAGGCGGAAAGATGTATCAGACCGAAGCTGATTCGGCATTGCAGGGACCGGTCGCCGATATGGAAATGCGCCAGGAATATTTAAAATATGTCTTACGAACCGTTATCGGATTTGTAATTGACCAGGCTGTCATCCACGACAAATTGACACCGGCTCAGGCGGAAACCGATTTTACTATAACGATGCCGGAAGTTTCCAAGAAAGACGTTGCCAAGATGGGCAACACTCTGCCGCAAGTTACATCGGCTCTCTCTCTGGCAGTCAGTAATAAATTTATACAGCGCGATACGGCAATCCAGCTTTTCTGTTTCATCGCCGGTTATCTTGGCTATGACGTGGATCCTCAGGCAGAAATTGAAGCGGCGAAGGCGTTGCCGGACAATGCGACGGATTATGAAGCGCTTTTAAAAAAGAATTCACCCCCCCCAACCCTTCCCCTCAAGGGCGGGGCGCCAAACGAGGTAAAGGATATAGGCAATGTCCCTGCAAAGTGATTTCGACGATAAGGTGGCGGAACTGATCGCAAAAGCCGAACAGATGACTGATGACCAGGTTGTCAAGGCTATTCAGTTTTTGGATAAAGCACGCAAGGAAGTGGCCGCGACTGTCGGTACGACGGATTGGCAACTTTATCATCTGCCGCAATTAAAGACAGCCATCGAACGGGCCATGCAGGAATTCGCCAACAAATACGGGATCGAACTGAACCGTGATCAATCGAAATTCTGGGAACAAGGAATCTCGATGGTTGATGATCCGCTGCGAACAGTCGGCATCATGGCGGCGATCCCGGCGATTGACACCACCATTTTCGGCGCGATGCAGAATTATTCAAAACATCTGATCGACAGTCTGGGTATGGACGCGACTAATAAAATTTATAGCGAATTCGCATCAGGACTTATTGGAGAAAAATCGCCGTTCGAGGTTATGCAGGCAGTGGGTAATAATCTCAACGATAAGGGCATTTTCTCGAGTATCGCGGCGCGGGCAGAGACGATCACACGGCAGGAATGCGGAAGAATTTTAGAAGAGGCCAGCCAGGCGCGCATGGAGGCGGCGGCGACTGTGGTGCCGGGATTAAAAAAAATGTGGCAGCATGGCGCATCACGTGTGCCGCGGTTAACACATCTGGCAGCGGAAGGACAAACCCGCGATGTGGATAAACCATTTGATGTCGGCGGCGAACAATTGATGTATCCGCGCGATATGAACGGATCGCCCGGAAATACGATTAATTGCAGTTGTTACACGGTACCGTTCATAGATGATTGGAGTGATTTAGAAAGTCAAGCAGCATAATAAATAAACTGGATTCCCGCCTATGTGGGAATGACAAAAAAGGAGGATTGGAAAAATGGCAGATGGAGATGCGAAAGATACAAATACAATCGGCGACAAATTGATTGCGGCGGCATGTGCTGCATATGGAATCAACAAGAGGTTTGTTTCGAATAGTCGTTATGATGAATTAACCGGCGAAGCAATTATTGTCACTGTCGGTGGTAAAAAAGTGCGTTTCAAAGAGGATGATAAGGTTGAGAAGTTGAGTCAGATTGATGTCACCGGCATTAATCCGGCGGCGAAGAGAAAACCGATAAACGGCAAGTAAAAAGTAAAGACAAAAATCCCTAGCCACCTAACGGTGGCGGGATAATTCGCTCAGCAAGTTTCATTGCGCTGTGCTTATAAAACTTGGAGCTCATTATGAAAAAGACACAAACAGAAAATGGCATTCAGTACCCGGCGACTGCTTATCTTTATGTTCCGGATCCCCAAAGCCCCAGCACATGGAAACTGCGTTATAAAAATTTCACTGACGGTAAATTAAAACTTGATCCGGATCAGTTGGGCAAAGCGGTTGCCGCGTTTTCTTCCGGTGGTTTCCGGGGCAATAAAGTGGAATTACCGACAGCAGATAAAGAAAAAGTTTTGGCGAAGATAAAAAACATCTACACCAAAACGCTGAAAGTCAAAGAAGCTGACATGCCGGAAACCCTGCGATCAAAACAGGATATGAGTTTCGGCGATATCCGCAGTTCCTTGTGGGATGCCATCCAGGCTTTGAGTCCCGACTCAATCTGCATTGAGGATGTTTATCCGGATTATGTGATTTACTCCCTGGGAGAAGATTTTTTTAAACGCTCTTATTCCATCGTCAATGATGAAGTAACCCTCGGCAGTGATCCGGTGGAAGTCGAGGAAAACTGGGTGGAAGTGGGAGCGGTTCAGATGGATGAAGAATTTTCCCTGATCATCCGGATGGATGCGGCGAAAAATCTGGAAGGCACCGTATGGGATGTGATCATTTGCGAACCGGGTTTCACGAAAAATGGTTGTTTTATTCAGGAAGATGCATTGCGCAGAAACGCTCAACAATTTGATGGACTGGATGTCAATATCTATGAATTACCCAAAGGAGCGACTCACCTGCCCGATCATCTCTTCGATGTCAAATCTCTACTGGTGAAGAATAAGGCCGGTTGGTTGGATAACGTGAAATACGTTGCCGACAAAGGATTGACGGGAGTTCTGCATTTTCTGGACAGCGCCAAATGGTTGGGCAAAAATATGCTGGCCGCGATGAATCAGGGACAAAATATTTACGGATTATCCTGGGATTCCGTTATCCGCGGATCCCAGGCGGTAATAGAAGGGAAAAAGGTCTTAAACATTATCGATCTCACGAGACCTGATTCTGTAGACATTGTAAGCCGTCCGGCAGCGGGCGGGAAATTTATCCGGGCAGTGGCTTCAATGCCGGCCCAAAACGAGGAGGATTTAGCGATGAAAAATTTGTTAGCCTTGATTAAAGAAAAAAGGCCCGACCTCCTGAAGGGGAAGGATGAGGCTGCGCTCTCCGATCAGGATATCGTAGGGATGGCTCGCCAGGCGATGGATGTGCCGGCGCAAACCATTGATCAGACCAATTTAGTCACCAAAGATGAATTGGCCATTATACGTTGTGGAATGGCGCTCGACAAGAAACTGGGAAATGCCGATCTGGGGTTACCTGCGATATCCGTGGAACGCATCAAAGGCCAGTTTACCGGAAGAGTTTATCAGGATGTGGATCTGGACAAAGCCATCGCGGATGAAAAGGATTATCTTGCGGCGATAAATACAAATCATGAAACCACCTCTGCCGCGGCATCAGGGATCACCGGAGGCCTCGGCGGATTCGACCGCGCCTGCATGGCGGTAGACAAACTGTTCGGCCTGAAAAAGGATGACATGATCCAGTTGGCGCATTTAACCAGACTGGACAACAAACCCTTTTTCGGCGATGTCCGCAATGTCCAGGATTACAATGATTTTGACAGCGTGCCCGCTTTCTCCAGTATCCGGGAAATGTATTCCTATTTTACCGGAGATCATGAAGTTACCGGTCGATTCAACCGTGCGTCCCTTCCTCCTGAACTGCGCAAGAGCATGGATGTAAACAGTGGCACGTTTACATATGTTTTGGGCAACACTCTGGGCCGAAGATTAGTCCAGGTTTATAAGGCTCTCGCCTATCAGGAAGAACTGCTCATTTCGGTCAAAAAACCCGTCAAGGATTTCCGCACCCAGGAAGCGGTGATGGTTGGCGGTTTTGCCGATCTTTCCACCGTGGATCCCGAAACCGGTGATTATCAGGAAGTCTCGGGCGTAACGGATGAAGAATCCAGTTACAACATCGGCCAGAAGGGAAACCTCCTGACCATTACCCGCAAAACCATCATCAATGATGATATCAGTATCATTCAGAGATTGGTTGACGGGCTGGCTCGAGCGGCACGGCGCACCCATGCAAAGTATGTCTGGAATATGTACATCAACAACGCCAATTGCTCCGATGCAACGGCATGGTTCACCGGTGGACATGGTAACCTGGGGTCGACGGCATTGACCTTCGCCACGGCATTGGTGGCTTATAAAGCACTAGCCGCGATGACTGAAAAGGATTCTGGAGAAAGGATCGGACTACTTGTGGATCCGAGTGTAAAACCGAACCTGGTTGGCCCGATCGATATCTTGGAAATTATCAATAAGATCGCCAATGACGATTTTTATTACAGTTCAAACGATCTGACCACCAAAGTTTCCAATGTCCTGAAAGGCAAGGTCAATCCGGTTGTAAATCCACTCTTCACCGATGTCAACGATTGGGGTCTGTTACTTCCGCCTCAACTGATCGACATGGTGGAAATGGGTTATCTCAACGGGCGCGAAGATCCGGAAATGTTCGTGGCCGATATGCCGCAGAGCGAGCAGGTTTTTGTGGCTGACAAGATCCGCCATAAGATTCGCCATGAATACGCGGGCGCGGTCATCGACTTCCGCAGTGGATATAAGGCGGTCGTAGCTTAGGAAAATTAAATGTACTGATCCCCAACCCGGCATACGCCGGGTGGGATAATTCGCTTTGGGATCACTTTGTGATCCACAGGCTCATTAGGAGGATTTAAAATGAAAAAGTTTTTTAGAAATCATCGCTGGATCGCTGAGATTTTCGCGGTGATGATAGTTTTGCTGATCGCCACTGTCGTTTTGGCGGGTGAGTTCTGGATACAGAAAAATGCCAGGTTTTCCGGAACGGCTGGTGAAACACTGGCCACCGGAGATGTTGTTTGCATTGGCGCAACCGACGGTAAAATTTATAAAGCAATCGCCAGCGATGCCACTAAACGGCCTGCAATCGGAGTTATCAATAAAGGCGGAGCAGCCCTGTCTATTGTAGAAGTTATTACGAATGGGATATTAGCCGGACAAACCAGCGCGACGCCCGGAGCAAGATTGTATCTTTCCGCGACAGCCGGGACCATCACAACAACCGCTCCAACTAATGCGCAACCGTTGGGTTTTGTTATGCCTGGAGTAATCGGAAGCTCGGCATCTACCATATATAATATTCAACCTGTCATGGTGGGTTCCAACGGCGGAGCCGCGTACTAAGAAGATCAATGTACAAGGTAAACCAGGCGGAGGGAAACTTCCGCCTATTTCCAGGGGTCATAACCTGATTATGGCTCGCGGAAACTGAAAAACGGGTTCATTGAGAGGTGTAAAAGTGAAAAAATGGTTTAAATGGCCCTTAAAGCCACTTTTTAGGGTCGAGACGGCCAATGGGGCACGACACGGGTTAATAAATCAAAACAGGCATAGTTTTGCCGTTCTGATGGCTGCTCTAGCGCTAAGTTTAACCCTGATTTCGCCGGTTTTTGCTTCAGATCATAAG